GTTTCCCAGTCACGATCACTCAGTCAAGTGAGCCCATATATCTTTTGCAAGTTTCATAGAAACCTCCTTTTTAAGAAGTTAATCTACAGTATTTTACGATTAAAATAAACCTTTGAATGGTACTTTTTTAATTTGTACTTTGCTTCTTTGACCTTTTGGTCCAGATCCTAAGTTTTGTGTAACTTTTGGTCCTTCCATACTAGCCGTATATACATCAACAATCGCTTGTTTATTTACATGAGATCCTGCGTAAGGATTCATATCTGTTGATTTAGTCATCTTTGCATTAGGATACAAAGATCCATTTATGTATTTTGGTTTTGGGTTATTTAAAGCCATGTTATCCTCTCTTTGCTATTCCGTAGCCACGTTTAGCGAGTCTACTTGATTTTTTTGATTTCTTTGCACTTTTTTTTCTCACCATGCCACCTTTTGCAACATTAAGAGTTTTAGCACCACCTGCTACATCAAGCATATTAGGTTTTTCCCCTTTAGGAACTTTTCTTTCAGGTAAAATTTGTTCAGGCATAAGTTTTGATTTTGGTTGCCTTTGTCTGCCAGTTCCTAATGCTTGTTGAGGATTAGGGGTATCTTCTTTTAAATTCTTTAAAGTTTTCTCTGCTCGTTCTAGATCGTCTTTATTAATTCTAGAGTTTCCACCCTTCATTTCCTTAGCTAGGTCTAATATATCTTTTAGTGTTGTCATATCAGTGTATCGTTGGTTTAATTAAAGTTACAAAATCAACTGTATTGTGATGCATTAAGTTTTCTGCTTCCACAGGAACCAAATGTTCATACAGTATCATCTGAGCTACGCCTATCATAGCACCTGCTAAAAGTATACTATCCTCAGCAGATTTGGAAGTATTATTTTGAAAATCTAAAAGTAGTGAAAAGAACTCTGCGAGTCTTGTTTCTGCGTTTGTTTTTTGATCAACCATCTTTTACTTTTTTTGCTTTAGATAGATTAACATTTGCTCGTAATTGTGCAATATCTTCTTGAGAATCCATTCTATCTTGGGCTATTTTATTCTGTGACGTTATTCTTTCACGCTCTACTTCTAATCTAAGATCAGTTTCTTCATCTTTTCGTTGTAAATCCATAGCTTTTAACTGTAGTTCTTGTTCTTTAAGTCTAATTAACGGATCACCATCTTCTTGATCAAACATTTCTTGTTCTTCTGTAATCATCTGTGTAGTCATTTCATTAATCTTGACAGCAATAGCTGACTCTATTTGAACCTGCATTTGTTGTGTTTGTTGTTGTAACATTTGCTGTTCTTCTTCCGATTGAGCCATTTGAATAGCTTGTTGTAATTGTTGCATAGGTTCTGCAAACTCTGCTGATACCGTTTCTCTTGCTTGTAGAGATACATGATCAGAAATATGAGATTGTAAGATTGCCATTACAACAGGATTATTTTTAATTAAATATGACGACATAAAGGCACGGTGTGCATTAATGTGGGCTTCATGATTTTGTTGAGGGAAAGCTTTTAATTCTCTTGACTTTAATGACTGTGCGTTTTCTACTCCTGGGTCAGTTGGTGCAGGTTGAGGAGGTGGAGGTAAAATAGATTGAATATCTGTTACACCTAATGACATGTACATACGTCTATATGCTTCATACATATTATGCGCTTTAGGATTACTTTGAGCTAATTGTAACTGTGATTGAGCTAACGTAATTCTCTGTGATACAGAAAAAATATTAGGATCACTTACAGGTAGAATATCTATTCTACCGTCAAAGTCTTGTTGTTTAACCTGAGGTTGATTTCCTTCTACTTCATATGGATACATCGGAGGTAGTGACTCCGCAAATATTTTAGCTAATAAATTAAATTCTATTTTTTGTGCATAGTGCATCCTTTTATGAATTGCACTCATCACTTTTGTGCCACGTTCCATAATAGCCATAGTAGTTCCTACAGGATTATTACCACCCATGTTCTCACCTGTTGGCTGATCGGCTACGGTTGCAAACTTAGTCGCTGCGGCTACGGCAAAACCTAATAATTGAAATAACGTTGCACTCGGTTCTTTGTAAGGTAAAGGAATTAAACCGTCTCGTAGGTTTCCTCCTGGTGCATCAACATCTCTAAACTCTCCAGGTTGTAATGGTGCATCATCATCTTTAATTCTAATTCCTCTTGCTTTAAATCCTGCTGGTAAGTTTGCTAAAGTACCCGCATCAATAAGTTGACGAAGAGCGGCTGTTGCTGTTCTTGTTAAACCACCTAACATGTGTATTAAACCAAAACCATAAAAACCTAATCCTGGTAAAAATTTAAAATGAACAAAATATTGTTCTTTCTTCATTAAAGCGTCTTGTTCTTTATAGTTTCTGTAAATAGATAAAACTTTTCCAGATCCTTCATCAATAGTTACAATATAAGGATGTTTAATTTCATCTTCACTTTCAAATCCAGGAAGATCTAAATCTACATGAATTTCTAATAACGTAAACTCGTCCGTGCTATATCCAACTCTTTTAACTCCTTGTAATTCTCTTTCTTTTGTTAAAACAGAATTTTCTTCTGTAAAAGGTTCTATATCTATATCTCTATAAAATCCCTGTACTTGAAGTTTACGAATATCATTTTTATTTCTTTTAATAATGTGTGTGACTCTTTCAGCCGATTGTAAGTCAGTAGCTGTATAAGGTACAAGTAAATCATCCGCAGGTACAAACTTAGAAACAGCTCTACCTAAAGTAGTATCAAAATAAACTTTTTTAAAAGCAGAACCAGCAAGAGGTAAGTGAAATAACATTTGATCTAACTCAGGATCATATTCTTCCATCACATGCATGAGCTGATAGTTCATAAAATCAGACACACGTTCTGCTTGTTGTTGTTTTAAAACATCTTCTTTTCCTAAAATTTGTGTACGAACAGGTCCACCAGCAGGTAATAATTCTCTATATGCTTGTGCTTGAAACTGCGTAACAGCTTCTGCTAAAACAGGATGACTTACACTACTAGCACCCATAAACGGTTCAGATTTTTCTTTATATTGAAATCCAAGTAAGCCTAGTCCTTTTTTGTATGTTTCTTCCCATTCTTTTCTTGAAGACTTGTCTTCTTGAAATCCTTCCATGATATCATTGGACACAACGCCTAAGTCACTATCATCCATAAATTCTGCAAGATTAGAATCAAAAGCAATTTCTTGTTCTATCTCTTGTTCGCCTACGATAGCAGAACCATCCTCTAGCATTTGTACATCGCCAAGGATATTATCAGCTACGTCTATATCAACAAGCCCCATGTTTTCTGCTGATGTTTCAGCAATCTTCTCTTGTTGTCTGTATACGGAATCTTTTTCTATGGCCATTTCTTTCCTTATTTATAAATCTTATTTAGTTGTAACATTTCTTTAGTCAGAGGAATAGAGAAAACAGGCTCAGTGTCAAATTTTTTCTCTGTTGTTTTTTTAATTTTATATCTACCCCCATCTTCGTCAACCAACTGGTTTGCTATATTTTCTGCTTGCCTGTAAGTATCACCCGTACCCATAATCTCTGCTGTTTCTTGATTAATAATATTATACACTGTTCCGCCTCTAGAATCGCTAACAGCTACATTAGCTATTATCATCTTAGAGTTATTGTCCTCTGCATACTTTCGCATACTTCTTTCAATATCAGACGTATAGTGTCCACCTACTGCACCTGCTTCTTCATTCCAAGCTTTTGAATTAGGTCCACCATAAAACTCATGGGTGCCTACACCAGGAAGATTACTTTTTCCTATACTCTCGGTTGTGTTAATATCAGCACGTAAAGCATCTTTGTATCGATCCATTCTGTTTTGTTTATCTGTTGTTCTCTCCGCTATATCTGTTGCTGTGCTTCCTTGCTGGCTGTAGGCTCTTTGTCCTACAATATCTCCCGATGCTACACCAAGGTGTGTTGGAGCTCTTGGGTCTTTTTCTACAAACAAACGATGTGCTGCTTCATACAGGTGTTGTTTAAGAACAGCATCACTCCATGCTCCTCTATCTTTTAACGGAACATCGGGATAAAGTACATTCATTAACTTATCATTAATTTCCTCTGTCATTGAGTCAATAATTTCTGCTTGTCTTACTTTAAAATTATCATACATCGCAAAATCTTGTGTTGTTAATTCATAAGGACGTTTTTTCCCCATCTCCCCAAATTGTTTTTGAAAAGTAAGTAATTCTTCATATTGTGGCATTAATTCTAATTTTGTAGCTCCCACAGGTCGAGCCACGCTTTGATTATCTGCAAAAAACTGTAATAGATCTCTATTAACTCCTTCTTGCATTGCTTCAAAAGTCATTCCTTGTTCCGCCATCACTTCTAATTTAGCCGCTAGTTCTCTTGATTTTCGTGTTGCCGCTTGTGCTATATCTGATTGAATCTCATCAATAAAAGTCATGGTAATATTTTGTGGTTTCATATCAACAATAGATTTTAATCGTTTTTCTTCTTCCACGAATTGTGATTGTAATTTTTTTAATTGTTTATTTTTCTGTATAATCTGTGCATCTACAGCTTTTTTTGCTTTATCATAGGGAAGTCTTCCCCCTGACTTATCTACTAAAGCTTTTACAGCTTGTGAAATTCCTTCAAAATCATCTTCTTTAATATTGGTTAACGGATCATCAACCAAGCCTTGTATTTTTCCTTCTATCTCTTGTAATTTTTTTGTGTCGGTTACAGCTAAAGGATTAATAATAGTACCTGTTGCCTTATCCACCATTTCGCCTTGATTAATTATTGCAGGGCGATCCGTGGATCTTCCCCACGCAATCGTGTAATTATCTCCAAAAGAATGACTTCTTGCAGCAGGATCAGCTAAACTTCCTGGATCGCCTCTAAACTTATCGGAATCAATTTGTAAAACTCTTTCTCTATATGTATTTGGAAGATATCCTGGCATTAACCCTGTTCCTGAGTATTTTGGGCTTTTATACTGAGGATCTCCTTTGGTTATAGCCGCACTGTCATATCCTTCTATCTCATCTCTTTTAGCAACATTTATTTTCTCAGAACGAAAGCCATATCCGTCGGTTGTTAGTTGGTTAAGAGGTGACTCATTGGTAATTTTTATAATATCTTCTGATAGTATAGGTTCCCCTGCTTTAGCTTTAGCTGAAATATAAGGTCCAATACGTGCATCACCAACCTCATCTCTTCCTATACCCGCCGCATTAATATAATCATAAAATTCTTTTTCGGAATCAAATTTAACAGGTGAGTTTGCCTTCGATAAAGATAGTTCCATATTAGAATAAAAAACTTGTCCAGGATTTACCGCTGTCGCTTCTGGGCCGAGAGCCTCGAGCGTTGCTTTTTGTTTTATTGTTGGTGAAAAAATATCGGTCTTTGCTATTTCTTCTTTCATGTACGGTGCAGGCTTTCCAAACATCTTGGAGAAGAAACCGCCGCCCACGGCATACTGAACGTCTGCTGCGTTTACTATACCACCACTTTTCATTTCTGTTCCACCTTCCGTTAATATTTCAATTGCTTTATTTATTTGTTTTTGCTCTATAGGTCTTTTACCATTATTTTGTAAATATTTGTCACTTAATAATTGTAACTTATTTGCTAAAGTATCTCTCTGTCCTAACTGACCCCCGCGATCGTGACTGGGAAACAGAAATGAAAAG